GTGGAGGTGCGCGGTGTCACGTCCAAGAACAGGCCGCATTCGACGATTCTGAAATATCTGGAACAACACGACTATCCCTACACGGAGACCGCATCGGCGATAAATTTCGATCCCAAACAGTGCAAGTCCGTAACGGATGAGTATATGGCCGGTCACTGGAACAAGACCGAGTACAGGGAGCTTATGAAGACGCTCGAACGCGCACAGGATATGTCCTACACTACGTTGGAGAGTTATCTGTCGGAGAACTGCGCGCGCAGGAAGATCGCCATACGCGCTATTCAGGAGGCGCTCGACAAGGGACGCACCGTGCTGTTTCTGTCGAAACGCAAGGAGGTGCTCAAAGCACTGTACGAATACTTCTACGACTACGGGCCGATGCTGGTCATATCGGAGACGAACCGGTTCACGGAGGATGAGACACGGTATCTCGAAAACGAGTGCCCGCTCGTGTTCGGTGTCACGCAGCTGGCGAAGGAGGGTTTGGACATTCCCCGTCTCGATACGCTTATCATACACCTTCCGCTCAAAGATACGGAACAGGCCATCGGCCGCATATCCCGCGAGTTCAGCGGCAAGAAACCTCCCGTCGCGCTGTACCTTCTCGATAAGTGTCCGTACACATACGGAGTGTTCAGGGCGGCCCAGAAGACAATCGCGATAAATGCCGAATACAGAGGGATGACGACGATCCCTGAGTTGAAGAAGTTACTTTAATGACTTAGAGAAACATGAATTTTGTTACCATTATTGCACGAGAGATCGTTAAATTGGTTATATTTGTAGTGCTCGTGTGGATGCCTATCGAACTTAGCAGGATATTCGATGACGCCAGCTATCTGTGGATGTATGCGCTGTCGGTATTTCTGTTCATCGTTACGATTACGCATTACGAGAACCTTTCCCGTATAGACGCTATCGAGAGGACATTTGACAAAGACGAGGATGATGACACAAGAGAGTAACATACGACCCAACCGCAGGGAGAGACGACTGCTTCTCCGCAGGGGAAAGACCGGTGAGCGGTGGACTACCTTCGCCGACAACAAGGGATTCGAGTACGACTACAAGAGCGTGGCGAAGTTCGCTTCGCTGTGTAATTTCATCCTCGGGGGACTTAAAAGGGGATTCCCCGTCCTCGCACGCAGGCTGCACTATCCGGCATGGGCCTGCTATCCGTTCTTTTTCGTCAAGCGCGACCTGAAAGTGAAAGACCCGATTCCGATTCTCAATCATGAGAGGATACACGTAGTCCAGCAAAGAGAGCTGCATACGGTCGTAAGTATTCCCGTAGCGGTCGCAGCGGCGTTCACTACGCCGTGGCTGCTTCTGGCGGTGCCGTTCGTGCCGACGATCGTATACATGGCGGATTACGTCAGGGTGTGGGTGAAACTCTCGCGTATGAAACGGGCGGGTGAAACCAAATACGGGAAGATAACCGCGCAGGTAATCCGCGCCAATACGTGCTTCGAACTGGAAGCCACGTCGAAGGCTCCCAATGCGAACTACCTTCTGGAACGCAAGTTCATGGCCGAACTCGCGTGGACTGGTTGGAAAATATTCCGCAGCTATGGGAAGTAAATGGTATCGTTTCATCAATGGAGTGTTCGGGGTTATCTACTCGTTCGCACTCTGGATGCTGCTGTTCGAAGTGTCATTTACGGAGGACGACGTGGCGATGTTCGTCGTAAGCGATTTTCTGTGCGTGGTCTGCTTCGTTGCGGCTACGGCGTGTTTCTACCAGATGTATACAGGTAAAGATTTGTTTCGATGAACTACGATTTCGACAGGGATACCCCGCAGAGCGCATACGATGCGCTGTACGAGAAACCCATAGGACATGTGTTCTCGGTAAACCCCGACGACTACGAGACGGTCATTGGGAGAATCTCCGAGGGTGCCCGCGATGGATTCGCGGTGTTCCCGATAATGCCCGGGACGTCGCTGTACGTGCAATACGGGTGCGATCATTGCGTAGTAACGGCCAAGTAGGACGTTTGGAAATATCGTTTGCAACGTCTATATTTGTTCTCGTTCACAAAAACATTTCTCACAGCTTAATTTTACAAAACTATGGTAATCGGAAAAATCAAACCGACGGCTACTCTTGTAGCGCAGTACCCCGCCAATTGCGAGGTCGATGCAATCGAACATGACGGCAGACTGTTCCTGCCGGTCGTATCGCTCGGAGCTTTCACACCGACGAAGGAGGAAGACCCGAAACCCGTTAAGAAATCCGCTCCGACGTTCGAGGAGGCTACGCGGGAGCCTGCCGCAGCTTCCCCCGCTCCTGCTCCCGCCGCATCGGGGGCCGAAGTTTCGGAGGACGACGCACAGGATGAACTCCCGGTGTACGCTGAACGCGATCTGATGGAGATGCCCACGAAGGAGCTTCTCGCTATCTGCGACAAACTCGGTATCGACCCCGACGCACAGGAGGGCAAGAACACGAACAAGAAATTGCGTTTGCTGATCCTCGACGCACAGGAGGGTACGAAACCTGCCCCAAAACCTGCTGCGAAACCCGTAGCGAAGGCGGATGACGACGACACGGACGATCTTCCGTTCGAAGATTCCATGCCGAAACCTGCCAAGAAGGGGAAGGACTTCACGCACGATGTGGCCAAAGTCCTCGAAGCGTTCGACAACGGGGATATGAACGAGAAGAAGTCCCTCGCTACGATCAAGGGATACGCTCCGTCGGACGACTATGACGAGGAGGGTGTCGAAAAGGCGTTCCGCGAGTTCGCCGACAACAGCGAGGCCGACATCATGGAGATCGCCCAACAGATTTCCGACGCACTCAACGCACAGTCTGGTGAGGAGGCTGCCGAGGAGGGGTCGAAAGATGAACCCGCCGGTGAATTGGTAGAACCTTCTCAGCTCCATGTAGGAGACCGTGTGTCGGTGTACTGGGCCGACGAGGCGAACAAGTGCTGGTATTCCGGCGAGGTGTCCGCGATGCGACGCGGTAAGCCCACGATCAAGTACGACGACGGTACGGAGTCGATGCTCGGGACGCACAACACGAAGATCATGCTGATCGAGGAGTAATCCGATTACCATTCAGCGGACGGGGGAGGGTGACGCTTGTTTGCTCTCCCCCGTTTTTCAAAAACAGGATACACTATGCCTACATTGAACAACAGCGAAGACGGTTTGGCGCTGACCGCGCTTAACTATCACCAAAGGAAACTCGAAATCAAGGAGATCGAAAAGGAACTCGCTTCGATGCGTCCGGTACTCGAAGATGGTGTCGACAGGCTCGGTAACGTTACGGCCACCGGAAGCCGTGTGGCGGTCATTCCCTATGCTGACAAGGAGATTCAACTGCGGAAGGACTTGCGTCTGACCGCCGTACTCGTTCCCGAAGCGGAGGACATACTCCGCCGTCATAAACTTACGGAGTGTTTGGAGACGACCACGATTATTCGGGAGGACGTCATTCAACGCATGTACGAGAGAGGGGAGATTTCCATCGACGTAATGAAGGAGCTTTACGTCGAAAAGGAGACCCGTGCGTTTTCTGTCAAAGTAAAGAAACGTTTTCATGAGGAGTAAAAAATTCACGGTTTCGATCAACGGGAATCTCACGGAGGTGTACGTCATTTCCGGTTTCGCCCGTGAGTGCGACCGGTCGATCGATACGATACGCCGGTACGAGAGAAACGGTGTTATTCCGCCGGCTTTTCTCACGTATCGCGGTGCCCGCTGCTATCCGGTCGAGTTTACGAAAAAGGTCGCACCGCTTATCCGACGAATTCCGTGCAACAGGAAGTGCCCGGCGGAACTGATTGTAGAAATAAACCGAATCTTTTCGGAGGAAAGGAGCAAATATGCCTAAAATTGCAGAAACCGACACCAAGAAAGTTCTCCGTGACGCAGGGTGTACGGTGTATTACGAAAAGTCGCTGACGAAGAATCTCGGCAACTACGAGAGTGCTAAGGTCACGGTCGGTGTAACGCTGCCGATCGAACCCACGAGGGAGGAGACCGCATTGGTCAAGACCACGATCGAAAAGGCCGATACGATCATTACCGAGGAACTGGAAGTGCAGTTAAAAGAACTCGACGGTAAGTGATGAACGGGTTGCACAAACTGCGAAAGGAGTTTTCCGTCAGCGGTATCGTGGACTTCGAAATTCTGTTGTACATGGCGCTTATATCGAATGTGTCTTCCGGTAAAGTGGAGGGAGACGATACGGTGTATGCGCTGTGTTCGTGCAAGAGGGATGATCTGTACGATATTTTCGCTACGTGGGATGAATCCGAGATCGACAAGGCGGTGGATGCACTCCTTCACAAGGGTCTTATCTTCATGGACACCGAAGGAGGCATCTACGCCGGTGAAATACGCGGGTCTCGGTTCTTTCCGTTCAATGCGGAGAGTTCCATTGCGGATGCCGCTATCGAAAAACTCAGGGAGGCTATCAAGTCGTTCGAAAAACCTCGGTCGGCGCTGCGAAGAAGCCGCGGAAGGTTCATCGCCGAACAGATAAACACGTATATAGACCGCGGTATCTCGGAGATGACCCCCGGGGACTTCACTACGTTGTTCACCTATCTGTACGAGATATTCACCGGCGGTGAAACGTATACGGTGCGCAACAAGACGGAGTACTACCAGACGACTAACATTCTCAAAGCTTACGATAAGTTCACGACGTTCGCCATATTGGTGGAGGGTACGCTGAACTATCCGGCGTATGATCGGAGGGGTGTGCCCACACTCACGCGGGTTTCGGTAATGAAGGACACGATATTCGGTGCTCTCAGCAGGGGTGACGGGAGCAAGGATTATATGAGGGAGGTCGATGATGAAAGAGAAGGATTCTAAATTTACGCAGTACCTTCTGGATTGCGGGATACGCTCCGGTTGGCACGACAAGGAGATCGACGAGTTCACGAACGATCCGAGAGCGCTCGAAACAGTCATGCAGTACGTGGACAACGTAGGGGAAATGCTTCGAAACGGTGTCGGTCTGTACCTGTGGGGAGCGAACGGTACGGGAAAGTCGCATCTGTTGAACACGGTATTCGTAAGATTCATCAAGGAGCGGTACCGGTGCAGAGTCTACTCGATGGACGATATTGTCAGTAACGTTACGGCGTCGTGGTACTCCGACGAACAGAGGGTCATGTTCCAGCGCATGCTGTGTACGGTCGACTTTCTCGGTATCGACGAGTTCGGGAAGAACGTCGATGCGAACGGAAACGCTATTCCGCTGCCCGATCTGGTGAAGCGGGTGGTGGAATCCGTGCTGCGTTACCGCATACAGATGCGACGTCCGGTGTGGATTACGTCGAATACCGACCCGAAGTATATACGAACGGTGTTTTCGGAGGACGTCGGGTCACTTCTCAATGAAGCGGTGGTGCCGGTGGTGGTCCGTGGACAGGATTATCGAACGGTTATTCAAAAGAGACTTAAAGGATTGCTATATGACTGACGGAGAGAAACTTTTGCTGGCCATCGTAAACAGGAGAGACCTGAAAACGCTGTCCAAAGTCCGAAGACACTGGCTCGACGGTTCCGAGGTGGTCCAGCATCGGTTCATTGTAGACTACTACAAGGACAGCGGTGAGTTCGTCGGTGCGAAGGCTTACTGCGAGAAGTTCGGTTTGGATGCTTCCGAAGTGGACGCACGTCCGACGTATTATTTGAGAATCGTTCGCGAGAGGTATCTCTTTACGCGAATATCGGAGGAGATACCGAAAATCGTAAAGGGCCTGAAAGGAGACCCGAATAAAAAACTGTCCGATCTCCGTGCACTCGTTTCGTCGCTGTCGAACGACGGTATGGAGACGAAGGATGTCCTCTACTCGGACGATACTGACAAACGTCGCACCGACTACGAGGAGAGGGTCGCCACGAAGGGTGTCACGTACCTCAGTATGGGTGCGGAGGCGTTGGATTCTACACTGTACGGTTACAGGAACACGGACTTGATTACGATCGGTGGTCGCGCCGGTCAGGGAAAGACGTTTCTGATCGTATATCTGGCCATACTCCTTAACAAGGTCGTAATGAAACTTCGCGAGGAGGGTACGTCGATCGGGGACATACTGTTCATCTCGAACGAGATCGGGGAGGACGAACTTCGGGAGCGGTTCGATGCGATCATGTTCAGACTCCCCTACGGGAGGTTCCTCAAAGGAGAACTTACGGAACGTGAAAAGTCGAGGTACTATCATGGTCTGGATGCCTTGAAGGAATCTTCGTCGGCGATACGCATCGTGTACAGCTGTGCGACGATCGACGAACTTACGGCGTTGGTCGGTCTGTATAATCCGGCGCTTATATTCGTCGACGGTTCGTATCTGCTGGAACCTTCCATTCAGGAGGGTTGGGAGAAGATCACCTACATCACACGTAATTTGAAACGTTTGGCCAAAGAGACGAAAACGCCTATCGTGAACACTACTCAGATGCGTCGCGGAAGCGGTACGAAAGCGTCTAAGGACGGTTTGTCCGGTCAGGATGACTTCGCATACGCGAGTTCATTCGTTCAGGATTCAGACATTGCGCTCCGAATGTTTCAGGACGCGGACATGAAGTTCTACGATCAAGTCGGTCTGGAACTCGTAAAGGGAAGACGTGCTGCGGCAGGTACCACGTACATCTTCCAGAACAACCTTGAAAAAATGGACTTTTCCATAAAACTCAGCGCCTCGTATGAAGACGATACCACAGTTGCTACAACGGTTAGACCCGAAGTCGGAATATGATACTACGGTGGGTTATGGGATTGTGTCTGTCGGTAAGGGGGTTCCTTACGATGTGCTGGTTGAAGGTAGGTTCCGGTTTTTCGGCTGGACTTTCATGGTTCACCGAGACCCTAACAACCCTGAACTTTACGCTGTCTCTGAGGCTAAGACGGGGGCTAACATCAGTTGCTACGGCTGTGCTACGCCCGAGAAGGCGGTCAGGGAGGCGGTGAACGTATTGTGGAGAAGACGATACATGCTTCATACGAGTATTATGGACATAGTAGTCGGTAGACATATCGATTTCGAGGCTAAAAACAGAGGGTTGTCCCTCGGTATCGATGTAATGACATGGAATTTATAAAAGAACTGGGTACGCATCGTACCTTCTGCGAAATTTTCGGGTGGTACGCTGTACCGATCCACTATGACACGGTATTCTGGGTGGACGGCATAAAGTACTGTATCGGAAGTAGGGATGACGCTCCCGAATACCGGTGGGTGTTCGAGATGGAATCCGGTGCCGCATGTGCACCTGCTGCCGAAGATAACTACAAGGGAAAGCGGTACACCGATATGGAACTCGTCGAGATATTCCTGCGCCGTAAGAAGGAGGCGGAGGATTCCGGTGACTGCGTTCCTTACAGGGTTGCCGATTTCAATAATGTAAACAAAGCATTCATGGCCTTATGGGAAGTAACGATTCTAAATTAGGAGATCACTTGCTGCTTGCGGGTATCGTAATCGGTGCGGTCGTGGTGGTCTCGTGGGTGGTCGCGCCGTTGTTCTACGCAGCTCCGCTGCATTTCTATGCTCGCTTCGCGCTCGCATTGTTCGCGGTGTTGGTCTTTGCGGTGCTGAGGATGTATAATGCCGTAGTAGGGAATACGCGGTATAACATTCACTTGATAAAGGCTATTACGGAGCTTAGGAAGTCACTCGTTCCGCTCGGTACATTGATACAAACACACAAAACTGCGCTCGGTGTCAATGGAACGAAGGTGAAGTCGGCGGCCGATTCCGTGGAGCGCCTCAGGGAAGTTCTCGAAAGTCTCAGGACGAAACGATGACCGAGCTTCTCAAAGTATTGGAGGACTACGACCCCGTAAGGATGTCCAATGGACAGATACGGTGCATGTGTCCTTTCAGGGAGAATCATCCCGACGGTAGTGGTAGAAAGTCTTTTTTTCTGTCCCCTGAACTCGGGGTGTTTCATTGTTTCTCGTGCAATGCGAAGGGGAGCGCCGTAAGACTGCTTACTCGGAGATTCGGTGTGAATTACTTCGACGCTATGGAAATGGTTAATCTGGCCAGCATAGTCGGGGATAAACCCAAGAAAGCCGAATTCGAATTGGACAAGTCCTTTACGGTGACACCTCCGAAGTATTTCCTCGACAGGGGATACAAGGATGAAACGCTCAGACACTTCCGCTTCGGCGAAACCGATGACGGGTGGATGATTATCCCGTTTTACCGCGGTAGGGAGCTGGTCGGTTTTCAACAACGAAAACAGACTCCCGATAGAATCGTTCGGAACAATACGGGGTTCAACAAAAAGGAATATCTGTACAACTATGACGACGGGTACGATTACGTGGTAGTCGTGGAGGGTTATTCGGATGTACTCCGGCTGTACGAACACGGGTACAATGCTACGGCTGTCCTCGGTGCTGACGTAAGCCGGTGGCAGGCACGCAAAATCTCTGAATTTGAGCACGTATATCTGGCCTTCGATAATGACGACGCTGGAAGACGCGCCACGGAGATTGCCTATTGGCAAGTGTCCCCGTATACGGATGTGAAACTAATACCCTATCCCACGAAAGACCCCGGTGAGTGTGTGGATAAACGAACGTGGGCAGAGAGTTTTCGCGATGCTACGGACTATGCCGAATACGCTACCTACATGGCTATGTATTGGGACGGTTACATAGAGATGCGCGAGAAGGTGAAACGCGATCTTAAACACAGGGCGGAAGATGATAGTCGATAGTTTGTTCGTCGAAGAAGACAGGCTGATATGTGTCGTCGCTACGTCGAAACTTACCGATGAGGACAGGGATTCACTGGTACATTTGTACGGAGAAGACAATATCGAGTACGTGAGTGTCCGGTATCCGGGTGCCAAGAAATCTCGAAAACTCGTAAATTACGCATGCGGCGCCGCTGTTATTGAAGCCACGTTCTCAGCTGACGGATCATCGAAAGTGCCCGCGAAAATCTCCGTGGACGACCTCGACCAGTTCTGCCGACAGTTTCCGGGAGTGTGGTTCGACTGCATAGACGCTACTGCGAGAGCCTTCGACGAGGTGTCTCCCAGTATGGACGAGGACTTTTCGGTTACGACGTACGATGCTGGAATCATGATGGATGCTATCGTAGTTTCCTCGGAGGTGCTCTTTCTGACACCGCATACGCAGAAGTCGGTATGCAATCTTATCGCACGGAGGTTGTACGATAATTTCAGTAGGTACGTTGAGGAGGTGCATTCTGACGGTAAGACGAAATGCGTGCTGTATGTGAAAACCGCGTCGAGTGAACCCGAGTAAACTTTGGACGTTTGGAAATAATAGTTACTTTTGCTATATTTATAACGGATGCAAATCCATGTCGGGTTATAAGTAACCCCGCAGGTAATACAATACCAACTAATAACAATTAAACACTATGCCATCATTGGAAGGGTCTCCCAGAAGGAGACGTGTTGTGGAGGAAACCCCCGAAAGAAGCACCTCCGGTTGGGGTGCAGTCGCTCGCCGTCAGGCTGAAATCGCCGAACGACGGAGTGAAATGGAAAACCAAGTAAAGGAGTTCTATTTGAAGGACGGTGAGTCGGCCACGATTCAGTTTCTTCATGACGAGCCGTATTGCTACGACGCACACAGCGTGCGTGACAAGAACGGTCGCTTCTCCGTAGTTCCGTGTCAACTGAACACGCAGAGACGTTGCGAGATGTGTTCGCGCGGTATCAAACAAACGTGGAGGGCCGCGTTCAAGATTCTCGACTATCGCGGTTCATGGGACAAGGACAAGAAGAAGTTCACCTACGACAAGCCGGTCGAAAAAATCTGGAAGGTCGGTGCCACGATCGCCAACCAGCTCAAATCGATTCGCGATCGTCGTGGTAAGGAACTAACGGAGATGGTTCTCGAAGTCACCCGTTCGGGTTCTAATACGGACACGACGTACAATTTCGAACCGGCGTTCGATGATGACGATCGAAAGAGAAGTCCTATTCCGTGGAAAGAGGCTACGCCTCCTGTCGAGACGTTGTGCCAACCTCCCACGGATGACGAGATCGACGCATCAGGTTATTCCGATTCTATGTAATGACAGGGAGCGATAAGCTCCCGTCTTTGTCTTATCACCATGAGAAAACTCGATCTATATAAAGGTAAGGGTCTTCTGTTGTCCAGTGCCCGTGAATTGGAGGAATACTTCGAGAGCCTCGAATCCGATGGACTCCTTACGTGGGACTGGGAGACTACCGGTTTGGAGTACGACAGTATTCCTTTGGGTCTCGCGCTTCACCAACGCGGTAAGGAGCCGTGCTTCTGTCCGGTCGACTACTTTTTCACGGAGGCCGTTTCTATCGGAGACGTCGTAGAGCTGTGCAACAAGTATTTTCCGCGGTTCCGCATGATCGGACACAACACGAAGTTCGACAGCATGATAAACATCATGCAGGGAATCAAGGATGAGAACTGTTCTATCTTCGCGGATACGCTTACGATGGTTCATTTGTACGATCCCGCACTCGATATGCAGCTCGAAACTCGTGTCGCCGAGGACTTCGGTTACAGGAAGCCTATGTTCTCGCAAAAGTGCGAGGAGGCTTTCCCCGGGAGTAAACGCGGTCAGTGGAAGTGGAGCAAGATAAACTGGTCGGTGTCCGGTAACGATCTGTTGTCGATTCTTGCGGCGTACGCCTGCGAGGATGCCTATTGGGAGACAAAAATGTACTACCACTACCGCCCGAAACTGGATGGTGACGCGATGTGGGTTCTCGAAAATATCGAGATGCCGCTGGTAAACATTCTTCGCGATATGAAGATACGGGGTGTCCTTATCGACGTTCCGTTTCTGCGGTCGCTGGGAGAGGTGGTCGATGTGAAACTCGCCGAACTTAGGGAAGCCATCTACGCGGAGGCCGGTTGCGTGTTCAATCTGCAATCGTCACCGCAGAAACAGAATATTCTGTACGACAAAATGGGACTTCCGGTTCTCAAAGCCACCAAGTCCGGCGGGCGAAGTACGGATTCCGACGTTATGGAGATGCTCGCTGACAAGGGGTACAAGATAGCCGAGTATTTCGTGAAGTACTCCGAGATTCAGAAACTAAACTCTGGGTATATCCAGTCGATTCCCGCACTGGTCGATCGACACAACGTGTTGCGTGGAGACCTGAATTCGAACGGTACCAAAACGGGAAGATTCTCGTCGCAGAATCCCAATCTGCAAAACCAGCCGAACAATCATGACTTTCCGATACGGAGGGCATTCATACCGCGTCCCGGGATGGTTTTCCTGAATTACGACTACTCGCAATTGGAGCTTCGCGTTATGGCGCACGTAAGTCAGGACAAACACTTTTTGGAGGTATTCCGAAACGGTGAAGACCCGCACGGGGACGTGGCTCGACGATTGGGAATCCCCCGAAGGGATGCGAAAGTCGTAAATTTCGGAGTTCTGTACGGTATGGGTTCTGAAAAACTTGCCAAGACGATCAACGTTTCCACGAAGGAGGCCGACAAGATCATCAACGTCGACTATCTGAGAACGTATGCGGGTTTCGCTGCATGGAAGGTTCAGACGGAGAACTTCGTCAAACGACACGGTTTCGTAAAGAACATCTTCGGTCGCATACGCCGGTTGCCGAACGCTACGAAGGGGCCTCTCGAAAGAACACCTAAGGAATTCTACGGTGCCCTGAGGCAGTCGATCAATTCCCCTATTCAGGGAAGCGGTGCCGATATGGTGAAACTGGCCATGATTAAGATGGCTACCCGTTTCAAGGAGGAGGGAATCGACGCGCATCTGGTATTGCAGGTGCACGATGAAGTCCTCGTCGAAGTGTCGATACCGGATATGTATCGTGCACAGGAGATCGTTATCGACAGCATGGAGAACGCAGTAAAACTGAGTGTTCCGATGCTGGTAGACGGTAAGATTATTACGAACTGGGCCGAAATGAAGGATGACGATACGCCGAGTTTTCCGCTTCGGTTCGATTATTCACTTTACGCTACGCTGTTATGATCTACGAGGATGAGGAAAACCCCTACGAGGGGGAGGATTACGAAGACGAATATTTCGACGATGGTACTGACCAGAACGATCCCGATGACGGAGATTACCCGGATGACGGTACCGACGAGGAATATGACGAAGTGGAGGATGCCCTGTCGGAAGCCGCAGCTATCGACGGTGGTTTGCAAGACGCTATTCTAACAACCATTAACAGTTTTTTCTAATGCCTAAGAAAGCCGTCTCGTCATTCGCGGCGATGTACGAGAAATTCAACGATACGATGGGATCGGGTGTGATACATACCGCATCCAAGATGCCTCCGTGCCGCAAGATAAAGAGCGTTATCCCGATGTACAACTACGTGACGACCGGTGGGTTTCCCATAGGACGCATCATCGAACACGTAGGGCCGAACGGTTCACTGAAAAGTTACGCCGGTTACGATGCGTTGGCTAAATTCCAGCATTACGACTGGGCGAATCATGTGGAGAACGCCTTCGCGTCGTTCGAATGCGACGGAGAGGGTGAGATCAAGGAGATCAAAAGTTATACCCTGCGCAAGGGATACAAACCCGAGCGTGAACCCGAATTCCGGTACTGCGTGCTGGTCGATCTCGAATCGACGTACACGCCCGACTGGGGGAAGCGATTGGGAATAGACAATGACGCCTTGATACTGTTCCGTCCGTCGTCGCTGTCGCAGGCGGTAGACGCCATGCAGATATTTCTGGCCGATCCTAACATATCGTTCGTCATGCTGGACAGTCTTTCGGCGATCGGTACCGATGACGAGATGGAGAGTTCTATGGAGAGTAACCAGATGGCTTCCGGTGCCCGTTTTTGGAGCCGCGCGTTCAGAAAGTTTCTGTCGGCGATGATCGAAAACCCCAACAAAGGGGAATCCACGCTGTTATACATAAATTCGCTGTACCAGAAGACCGGTATCCCCTACGGGAATCCCGAAATGATCCGCAACGGAGACCAGATCGCACGTGCGAAAACGTTGTCCGTGAAGTTCAAGGCGTTGAAGGAGATTCAGGGAAAGACCGACACCGGGGATATTGTGACGGGGCAGAACATCGCTTTGGAATGCCTCAAAAACAAGGTAGGCATCGGTAAACGAAAGGGCAGTTTCTACTACGCCTACGTGGATGACGGTGTGGTACCTGCTTACACGACGGACGTAAACAGTCAACTGATCGATCTGGCTATGCGCTTCGGTCTTATCGAACGCAAGGGGGCATGGTATATCTGGGGTGACTTGCGTGTGCAGGGCCTCGATAACTTCGTGACCGAGGTGGTGTCGAAGGGAAAACTCGCGGAGATCGAATGTGAGATCGATGCCAAGATAAGCGACACTTCGTTATGACGTACCCGAACTTATACTTAGAAGGAACCTGTGCGACGTTTACCCAAGAGCAGTGCGAAAGACTGTTCAAGGGTAAACGTCCTATTTCGTGGAACTGGCTCCGCAGAAGAATAAAGTCGCAGATTCCCCAGCTGTACGATGCACTGTCACTCGACCTTTGCACCTTCTACGAGGACAAGACGTATTCTACAAAGACGCATTACATCTTTACGCATTCCGCGACGGATTACTTCCTTCGCAAGGTCTGATTAAAACAACGGCTATGTTCGTACATGCTTGCAAGTGCAGGGTATTCATTCCGTGTGCCGGTTTCAAAAAGTACTTTCTCCGTTTGGGATATTCTGTGTTCTCCGGTTCAATGAATAATACGACATTGTATGCGCATCCTACGGAAGACGGTGCAGTTCTTACCGATCTTCCCGACGAGGCTTACATACATACATACATAGATTGCGGTAGGAACGTAAAACTGTTCAAGGCTATCGCTGCGATAAATGATGTTACGGATTACGGACAAGTATTCGTGTCGCATTCCGGTTGGACACTCTGTCCGTTCGATACGTTTCCGATGACACCTAAGACGGAGGGTTTTCGTAAGGCTACTGCGGAAGAACTTATTCAAAGAATCAATGAAATATGCTTTTAGGACTCACTGTTACGCTTCTCAGTATTTGGCTCGTTTTGCTGATCGGAGAAACTGTTATATGGAGTGATAAGTTTAGGGACGTGCCTAAGATCACGATTATTCGGTTTATGTGGATATACGCGGAGGTACTTATGATGTGTTTGTTGGCGTTGGTGGGTATTTTTTCGCTTCTGTTTTTATGATTGCTCCGTATTTGCTTCTCGTGTCAGACACACTGCCTCGGAATATTCGTGTGAATGAATGGGGCGTGGTCGTTAATCCGTATAGACTACATATTTCGGATAGCTCCCGACAGGAGGTCATACTTAGGTTCATTTGTGTAGACGGGTGGTGGTTCGGAGATGTGGACTACCGGTTGCGAGTTACAGGGAATAGACTTTCCCCGATCAAGTATGGTGCGCCGAAATACGAGAGTCTGCAACGATTTATAGAATTCTGCGTCGACAGCTTAGAGTATACACTGTCTAAAAATCCACGGAGTTCCTTTCTAAGAAAAGTCCTTCCGTTGATTCGCAAGCTGTCGACGATGACTGAAAAAGAGATCATGCAACATGTCGAACAAGAACTTCCCTTGTAAACTTCCCAAATACGCCGGCAGGTTGTTCGGCGAGGAACAAACTACACGTGCACGTTCCGGTAGACAGGAGAGCAGGATCGCGCGCGAATTGAAAGGACGTGTCACGATCAATTCCGGTGCTACGTTCGGTCAGAACGATGTGTTCACTGACTACTGCGAAGTAGAAGCCAAGACTACCGGTAAGGAATCCTTCTCGCTGAAATTGTCCGACTGGCGGAAACTCAGGAAGAAGTGTTCCACGACTAAGATTCCCATACTGGTTGTCGACTTCGAGAGTTCTAAGGACAGTCTCGCGGTTCTCCCCTACGACGATTTGCGATACCTTATAGAGAAGGTGAATCGTGAAACGGACTGAACGCGAGACGTTTGGATAAGTAAATCCGAATCCCTATATTTGCTACGAAACGACAAAAACAATCCCCACAATGAAGTACTATTTCGTAAAGACCCTTGAAGATAAGGGTCGCCCGCGTGTCCGTGCGTTATCCGGGCAAACTTTCGAGGATGGAACACCGGTTGACACCACGCTCAACGTCAGAGCCGACCGTGAGATTCGCACCCACTATCCTATGGGAACCGTCTACGGTGTCAAATCCCTTTCGATGTCCGCAGGGTTCCTTGACGTGGAACTCGACGGAGACTCTCGTCCGATGTGGCCGCTCAACGTTAGGTCTTACAAACTGGACTCCCACAAACCTCCCATCGAGATGGTAAAGGCATACGAGGAGTTCATAGGTGTCTCGACGAAGACACCCAAACCCTCTACCGACAGGTCGGTCTCTGTAAAGAACTATCTGGGCCGTCTTATGGGAAACAAACGGTTCGCACCTCCTACGATCGAAGGACAGGGGTTTTTTGTAAACTCGTCGCAGTGGTATCTGTTGCTTCGGAATGTCCAGAATCAGGTAAACACGATTCTGCTCGGTGCCACCGGTACGGGAAAAACCGAATTGGTCAGACTTATCTGCGACAGACTGGGTATCGAATGCCACGTGTACGATATGGGCGCCATGTTAGACCCTATAAGCGGTCTTTTGGGCGTGCACCGTTTGTCGGAGGGCGGTTCGGTGTTCGACTACGCGAAATTCACGCAGGACATCCAGAAGCCGGGGGTGGTTCTCCTCGACGAGCTGTCACGCGCTGCGGTGTCGGCGAATAACATTCTGTTCCCGTGCCTTGATTCCCGCAGGGAGCTGCCCGTTGAAATAGCAGGAGGAGGAGGAATGCGGTCTATACCGGTGCACCCGGACTGCTGCTTCGTCGCTACGGCGAACGTCGGTGCGGAGTATACCGGTACGATCGCTATCGACAGGGCGCTTATGAATAGATTTTTTCCGATAAAGCTCGACTATCTGCTGCAACCCGATGAAGTTCGGCTGCTGGTAAAACGTTGTGCGGTCGATACGGACAGTGCCCGAAAAATCGCTGCCGTGTGCAAGGAGATGCGCGAGGCGTTCGACAAAGGGGAGCTGTCATGCGCGATGTCTACGAGAGAATCCCTTATGGCGGCTGATCTCGTCAAGGACGGTTGGTCGCCTCTCGAAGCTATGGAACTGGTGTTCCTTCCGCTTTACGAGGGAACGGACAGCGAGGGTGAACGCGGTATCGTGCGTAGACTTATAATGAGCCGTTAATATGCGACACGAAACACTGACACGCGAGGAGGTCGACGATCTTATAAAGGACTGGTTCCAAAGAGATGGTGATGCGTTCGTGCACACCGGTACGGTCGACCGCGTAGGCTGGGAGAGCACACTCGACGCCGGTGAGAGCTATTCCGCATACCTTATCGAGGCTCCTACGTTGAACGATCTTATACGGAGAGCGTATCCGCTGGCTAACGACATGCTGGTATCGATGAATCTGCCGAAGAAGGTTCACGTGAAGATACACAACGGCGGTACGCACTGTACAGACCTTAAAACGGTATACTTGTCGACGGACTTTTTCGACAACAAGGAGCTGTCCGTCGGTGAGAAGCTGGACATATTCCTCGGCGCTGCCATACACGAAGGATGCCACGTATTGTATACTACGACACTCCATGCGGTAGATAACGAGGTAATCCGTTCGCTGTGGAACGTTATCGAGGATGAACGTATCGAACGTCGGTTGGGCGATGACAAGCCGGGGTTTTCCCGATTCCTCGAAAAACTTCGCTACTACTATTTTGACTACGTGTATTTGGAGGGCGGCGTGATCGATGACGTAGAGAAGAAAGATGACGCGGGAAGATTTCTCGATCTGCTGCTGCGCATTATCCGTTATCCGAAATACCTGAAAGAGTCGGACTTTGAATATTTCGGTGCCTACCTGATGGACATTAAAGAGATTTTGTCCGAGTTTCCCGACAGTACGGAGGAATCTCTGCGGTGCGCTCGTGAAATATACGAGGTCATAAAGGATATGTACAGGGACGCCGATAAGGAGTCTACCGATAAGGAACTTTCGGAAAAAATCGAGAAGGATGCTTCTGAGGTTATCGAGAAACTTCGTGATCTTCTCGGTTCCGCTACTGCTGACGAGAAACCTGCGGGTGAAAGTTCGATAGATGACACGAAAATGTCCGATGCCGTCAAGAAGGACGATGGTCTTCTGGGTGATCTGTGCGAGGGTACTGTCGAATTGGGTTCTGCGAGGGAAACTTATTTCTATCCGGTAACTCCGAATAAGGAGAAGTATTTAGAGGCTCTTTCAAAAGTTCGCCGTTATGTACCAGCCATCTCTAAGATCATACGCGGTCATTGCAAGGAGTACAAATACATCCATCGTGGAATGCGTAGCGGTACTCTGGATACTAATAAACTGGTAGAAGCTATTCAAGGGGTTCCTTCTGTATATATCCGTGAGGGGGAGGTTCGTTCGGATCGTGTCGCTGTGTGCGTACTGATCGACGAAAGTGGATCGATGTATGGTTCCCGCATAGAGGCTGCACGGGAGGCTGCTGTACTTCTCAACGAGGCCATAGGTAGTATTCCGCAGGTAGAATTATTCATATACGGTCACACGGGAGATGTGCGCAGCGGTCATTCTACGGAGATGCACGTGTACCGCGAGGGGAGGAACGCCCCGAAGTACGCGCTGGGTGCTATTGAGGCACTTTCTCAGAATAGGGATGGTATCGCTATTGTCGAATGTGCCAAGAGGGTTCGCGGTCATACGAATTTACCGGTATTGTATTTCATACTGTCAGATGGTTCTCCGTGTGCCGCCGATTATGGCGGAGATGCCGCGATGAAGCATGTACGACAATGTGTGCAGGAAGTTGAACGTATGGACTTCACTGTGGTTCAGGTGTGCATCAATCATAGCTATCCACCTGAGAAAATGTTTAGACGATATATTATTCTCGAAGATATGTCTACGTTGGCTGTGTCTTTGGGGAGAGTTCTTAAAAAGGCGACCATGCGTGCCACGACTAATAGGGTGTACTAATGCCGAGAAAAAGTCCTATATTTGTAGACGAGATTAGGTATTAGTCAGGGGGAGGAGTGGTTTCTTTCGTGGGGATTGTGACCCCCCCCCTACCGGTTCCGTAGCTCAGTTGGATAGAGCAACAGCCTTCTAAGCTGTGGGTCTTGGGTTCGAATCCCAACGGAATCACGAAAACAGTATGACATGGGAGAGATAAAAACCACTCGACGAACGAGTATCGCAAGGATGCTCCGAAAGGAGACCGGTACGGACGGTCAGAAGATAACGAATGCAATCGACAAGGCGTTGACTATGGATGCTGCGTCGGTCGGTGTATTTTCGTTGCGCGGTATACGCAATGCTGCGAAGGAGCTTATGGAGGCTACCGAGGATTTCGACCGAAAAGAGTTTTTCGATGCGTTTTTTCGGCTGTATGGTCTGTGTACTGCACCGGACGTTCGCGCACGTGGCGTATTTCACCCTTCGTCGCTTCAATCTGCGTGCCCGCGTTCGCTGGTGTACGAATTGTCCGACGTACCGCGAGACGCTGTGAAATCGTCGATAACCGGTGCCCTGCAAAGGACGTTCGATCTTGGGTCGTGGTTTCATTTATACACGCAGAATATACTGCTGAAACTCGGTTATTTGGAAGCTGCCGAAGTACCGGTAGTGAACGAGGCGCGTTACATAAACGGTAAGGCCGATGGTGTGTTCGCATGGGACGTGTTCGGTGAGAAGGTCGTTCTCGAAATAAAAACCATGAATGATGTGGTATACCAGAGGGCTATTTTCAAACCGTTTCCGAAACACGAGTTTCAAGCCTCCCTGTATGCACGGGAACTCGGTGCCACGAAGATTCTCTATCTGTACTTCAATAAGAACACTTCGGCCATGAAGGAGTTCCTGCTTCCACTGAACGAGTCGATGCTCGCGCAGGCGGACAAAATAATGGGCGGTACGATCGAACATGTAAGAAACGGTACGGTTCCCAACCGAAGTTGTCCAGACAGCTGCTGCGACGCTGCATTCGATTGTCCGTTCAGAAGCCACTGCTTCGGATTGTAGACACCTAATCTCAAAAACAATATGAAAAAGATTCTTTTATGCCTCGTGGCACTGCTGTGCGTGACGGTAGTCTCGGCACAGGAAGACGATCTTACGCCGGTAGAACTGGCCCTTATGGTCGGTAAGACTAACGACGCTATCAAGGCTCGTGCTGAATACGTCGATACGATGCCCTCGGGCGTCGAAGTGTATCGACGCATCAATGCGTATGACAAGATCGAGGTAGCTTATTACTGTACGTTCGACAGTAGCGGGAGACTGGAAAACGTGTGGTATAACACTCCGCATGCGTTGGGCTGGGAACTTAGTTTCATTCTAAGTGACTACAAGGATGAGATCGGTAAGGGTAAGAACGAAAAGTACAATCCGATGTTGGAACTTCACATGCGCACCACGTATCCTTTTAGAAATACGTGGGTGGTATTCGACCATGCCGAACAAAGAGTGTACATCTACAAGAAGAAATAGCTATGCCTCGCCGAATTCCGGAGAGAGTTACGAACCCTCTCGAATTGTTCAGAAAACAATTCATGGAGGTACCTTCCCCTGTGGGGGGACTTCCTACGATGTCCACGCGCATAGCGGATATTGCGTCGGATGATCTCGGTGATCTTATCGCACGCTATACCGCGTGGAGGGAGTTTACCGAAGATCGTCATTTGGAAGCGTGTGCGGTATACGCGCAGGTGAAGTCGGAGTACGATTTGGAGATCGACCGCTTCATTGCCGAAAGTCGCAGGAGCATATCCGCTACGGACAAACGCGCGATGGCCCATGTACACGTTACCGAACTCGGACTTACCAAGAAGCTCGATGAGGCTGGTATCTATCGTGATCTTTTGGCAGGAAAACTCGATTCTTTCAGTAACGTTCTGGCTATGCTCAGCAGAGAACTCACCCGTAGAGGGGTTATGAACGGATAACTATGGAAAATCTTGCATTTTCATTCGACGCAAGTTTCGGCGATTTTCTGACAACTCTCGCACGCGAGAAGATCATGACGGAGTACGATCTCGATGCCGCCGTTAAGATTTTGACCGATTCCCTCTCTGGGATGAGTAGAGATCAAGCGTTGCACATTCTCAGTGGCGAGTGCGATCTCTCTGTTACATCTGACGAAAGTCTTACGATCGTGGCTGCATCGAAGGATCGCAAATTCTCTCTATTCGACTGGTTGCGCTCCGAGAGATCGTCGTTGGAGGATTCATGCGAAACATGGTGGAAGACTGCCACCACGTATCGAGACGACTTTTCTAAGCAGACGATACAGGTAACGCTTTTGCAGGCGTGGTCGATGTTGGCCGGTTATCCTGCCTACGGAGTACTCAAAGAATTCGACGAAGTAAAGTGGCTCAGGTCGGTTCAGAAGCAACTACACATGTTTCTTAAAAAGTACTTCGAATTCGGTGTTCTGTGGGACAAAACGATACAGGCGTACCCGGAGATGTTTCAATTAAGACCGTGGTGTAATTGTGAGGAGTTTTCAAGACTACTCTTGGAAGTCGAATCACTGCAACATGGCCGTACCCCCAAAGTGGATTATGAATTGGATCGTTACATCTCCTCGGAACTCATGAACCGGACTATCAAGATAGAACCCGTCGATATAACGGGAGACTACGACGCCGGATGGCTTTCTCCGAAAGGAGAGTTCTACGGATTGCGCGGTACGAAAGCGAATCTGCTCCATATAACCATAGCGAATGCACTTATCGAGAATGGGGTGCTCCCTTCGGAGTTCCCCGACGGTGTTACTTCGGTTGACAGACTTCTCGAAGTTCTCGGATGGTTGAAAACAGAGAAGAACACTGTTATATACGGTGGTTACTGGGTAGATCCAATTGTACCCGTCACCGATGAACAGATCGAGGCTTTGTGCCGGTATGCCGACGCGGTGTATGGAGGTTTCGTTATCATTGACGGGAAATCGATAAGCTCCTATACATTGCGAAGTACGGAACCGATCATGCGCAGAAAATGGTTCAGATAATCGGTTTGCATCTTTAATGGAAATGGACTATATTTGTCGAAGACCATCAAATATTAGACCATGCCCATTCTTAAAGAAGTATTACACCGAAAACGACCTCCGAAGGAACAGGTACGCAGTAATGGTATCGTCGTAAAGCATCCGACGTCTAAAAATACATGGAAGGAATTCGAACGTCGGGTTGCAAGTTTCTTTGGAACTCGACGTGTTCCTTTATCCGGTAGCAACAGCGGACACGGTACGAATAGCGATTCACTGCATCCTGAATTGTACATAGAGTGCAAAGTACGCCAGAAGTCGTCGCTATGTACCTTGTTTCGGGATACCGCATTCAAGGCGAAGGCTGAAAACAAACTTCCGATCGTTGCGATAAAACAGAAGAACGAACGGGGGTATCTTCTGGTAATGCGCCCGTGCGATTTGGAGGAGATCGTCGAAATACGCATGCGGAGTATAAAAGATGCCGAATAATTTTTAGGAAACGATTTTCTGATTATATTTGTAACGTTCAAGGTTATTTGGTCGAAGGCTTTACGGTATCAATTATGGAGATCGATATTGAAACAAAGACGGTAACTCTTAGGTGTAAATCGTCCACGGATGCCAACAAACTGGCTGGAAGTATATTTTCCGTCCGACAGGTTAATCCCGAATCGAGGATCATAATCCGTGTTATCGGTGCAGGTGCTCTTAATCAAGCCACGAAAGCCTGTATTCTGGCCAATAAGTACTTCATCAAACAGGGTGTAACCCTTGCACTGCAACCGTCGTTTCAGACGGTAGAGGATTTCACCGCGATCGAGTTGAAGATCATCTTCATCAAAAACTGAGAAAGTTTTTTGGAGATAATCATTTTTTAACTACATTTGCAGTAGCGGTTATTACGGCTAATCGCTTTACAAAATAATACGCCGAACGTAAAATAGCTTTCAACTATGGCACGTAGAGCAGCAACTCCCGCTCCGGCACCCGCTCGTGGTGGTCGTCGGGCGGCAGTAGCCCCCGCTCGTGGTGGTCGTAGAGCAGCCGGTGGCGGCCGTGCCGCTGCCAGCACCGCTTCGAAGTCGTAATTCGAGACGGGCGACACCAAGATACCCCTGCACGCTATGTTGTAGGGGTATCATTTTTCAAAGACTGATCGTAACACACTGAATTTATGGAGAAGAAAGTACTGTTGTTTTCCGGTGGCTTCGATTCCATGTTGCAGGAGTGGCTGATAAAACCGGACATTCTTCTGTATGTGGATATGCGGACGTCATATTCCGACCGTGAGATAGAAGCCCTCCTTCGACTTCCTGACCACTATACGCACAGGATGCGTGTTATTCATTTTCCGCTCGGAGAATACGAACGTGATAACAAGTATCTGCCGTATCGGAACATGTTTTTGGCCGGTCTCGCGATGCAGTACGGGCAACATGTGTACTTCGGTTTCAATGAAGCAGATGATGCACCGGACAAAGACGATACGTTCATCCGAAGACTTACGACGTTGTTTCGCCACCTGAATAAACACTGCATCGGAGATATGGGGTGGGAGACTACGAATTTCAGTTTCTCGGCCCCGTACAAACACCTGACCAAAACGGAGATGGTGGCGGAGTGTCTGAAACAGGGTATGCCTGTCGATTGGATTCGCGGTATTCGTTCCTGCTATGATTCCGAGAGCGTCATCGGTTGCGGTGTGTGTCGTCCGTGTGTGAATCGCGCCGTAGCGCTTATCAATAACGGAATATACTCACCGGAGCTGTTCGACACTCCCATAACTGCGGATCGAATAGCCGATCTTATGAAAGAGACCAGAGAATACGACGGGGGAAATTATTCCAAGAGATACTATGCCGATCTCCAAAAGGCTAAGCGACTACTCCGCTGAGAGTAATAAGGCGGTATTGTTTTTCTCCGCTTCGTCCACGGGTGACACGGAGCAATTGCTCGACTTCGGAATCCGTGAGATTCTTGTATCATATTATTACATGCGGAAAAGTCTGCCGTATTACGAAAAAGTTCTCGACGAACTGCAAAAATGCGGCGGACTGTTTATGACCGATTCGGGAGCGTTCTCCTTTATGGGTGGCGTAGGTGCTGATATTTCGGAGATGACTTCTGAAAAGTACTGGATTCCCTATCTTACGGAGTACGTCGACTGGTTACGTGCGCACAAGGATAAGATATTCTGCGCTGCTAATCTCGATCTGGATAAACTGGTCGGTAGGGATGTAGTACGCCGGTGGAACGAGGAATATTTCGAACCTCTCGAAAAGGAAGGTTTGCAAATAGTATACGTCGCCCATGAGGACGAGGGAGACCCCCACGCGATCAAACATTTCAGGGAGTACTGCAAACGATACCGATATGTTGGAGTAAACCAAACACACAAAGACTACGCTGTTAAGTTTTACCAAGCGGCGAAGGAGCATAATGTGCGTGTGCACGGTTTCGCGTGGACGGAACTTAACATATTGAAACACTATCCTTTTTTCAGCAGCGATTCTTCGGTAGGATATGATAGTATGGTGGTCGTCAAGGACTCCGAAGGAAATGTATTACACATGCCCGTAGGGGAAGTGTTCGACCGGTTTACAGAGAAGGCCGAGTATGCACATGAAAGTCGTGCGCTGACAGAAGGATACCATACACTCGCGGTAGATGGTGCCAACAGGATTGTGTGGGCGCCCATGCGTTCCGTAGTAAGACACCGTGTGACGAAGACGATGTACCGTTTGTATATAGAGGGCGGTATACGATTGGACGTCACGGAGGATCATTCTCTTTTGCAATTGAACAAGGAGGGCGACCTCGTAGAAGTATCCGCGAAAGACCTAAAAGAGGGCGACTACCTGCTTACGGCTAACCGGTTTCCGTTCGACGAGGATTTGACGGATGACCTGTTCGATGAGACGATGCTTCAATTCTTGGGCTTGTGGTTAGGTGACGGTAGCTATTCCGGTAGAACTGGAATAAACCTGTCTTGCTACAACACGCTTGAAACTCGGAGAATCATCGACGAGGTAGCTTATCGATTCGGGGCTAAGACGACACCCTCTAAGAACGGTGTAGACTGCCATATCTCCAATAAACGTTTACGGAGGTTTATGCAGGAACTTGGTTTCGAAGGACATTCCGATACGAAAAGAATCCCTCCGTTCGTGTATTCTCTTACGGAATCCGACATAGGCTGGTTACTCAACGGGTACTTCTCTGCGGACGGAACTGGTTCTGGTCTTGGTGTGTTCACAATATCCGAGCGACTTAAAGCGGACGTCGTACTGCTGCTGAACGGTATGGGGATACTTACCTCCGTGACGGAGAATCCTTCGGGTCACTTTTTCAAAGATGGGAAACGATATGCCAAGAAAAGGGGATGGCATATCTCTATCCGTGACACGAACAGCAAGAAGCGGTTCCTCGAAAAGATAGATTTCTGCATCGCATACAAACATAACGCGGTGTTCTTGGATGTGATAGGGAATCTCGGTAAGGAACAACTGTGGGCTAAAAAATCCGGTGTCCCCGTCGAACTGTCCGTAACGGGACGTATCGCATTTAAAAGAGACACGCCGCGGGTGTCGTCTTTGAAACCCTCACAACGTCGAGTAAACCGCGATCGAAATACGTCGAATTTCGCGCGAAAAGTGGTGGATAACGACGTGTTGTTCCCCGTTATCCGTAAAATTGAAACTCTCCCCGCCGGGGAAGTCGAAGTGTTCGATCTGGAAGTTCCCCTGTATGAGAATTTCATCGCCAATGGAGTGGTGGTGCACAATACGACATGGTTGGGAGGTGTTCGATATGGCACTACCTATGACTACGACGGTAAGAATTTCAGAACGATCGACTATAAACATAAACACATAAGAAAGCTGCGCGCTTTGAAATATAAAAAAATAGGCGTATCTTTGGATGACGTTCTTGGTGAGGAGAAACGAAAACCGATTAACCGAATGAACTTATTGGGTTGGATGGGCTTCCGAAGGGAGTTTCTTAAAATGGCCAACCTCAAATTGCACAACAGGACGGTAGCACATTACAAGTAGTTATGAGCGAGGATGCAGTAAGGGCACGAATCGATAAAATCCGGGAAGCCGGTAATGACGAGGAGAAACTCAAAGAGTGCCTGTGTTCGTTTTTCTTACGTGGAGACTGCCCGACTTGTGTCGGGTGTCTTCAAGAGATGGCCGATCTCAGAGAATGCCGAAAGTTCTACTTCGACCACATACGGGAGAATCCTATGGATATATGGTCTCCCGAATTCGAGGTAGTTAAGGTCATCTCCCGTGATAAGGTTTCTACGGGTGATCTGGTCGGTATCGGTATTCGCTGCGATAACTGCTATATGTCGGAAAAATGCCCGCTGTGCAAACCCGGGTACGAGTGCGGAATAGACTGGGGGAGTGAAAAACCATCGACGCCGGAAGCGTTCTACGAATTCCTCGTAACGATTCAGTATGAACGGGTGAAACGGGCGAGTGTATTCGAAAAAGTCGACGGAGGTGTACCGGATCAATTCCTATCCAACGAGATGGATCGTTTGTCCGGTTATATTCTGAACAGACTCGACCTTAACAGGGAGCGTCTGTCGGTTAACATAGAGGCTACCGGTTCGGCCGGCGGTAGTGCCGGTGGCGGTATACTCGCCAAACTGTTCGGCGGTGGCGGAAGTACGCTTCCCGCTTCGGAAGCTCCGAAGGAGATACCCGCCGAAGTCGTTAAACACGGAGAGATACCCGTTGCTGAGATCATAGAGGAGACCAAACGGGTTCCTCGTAAAGTTCCGAGAGTGAATGACGACAGTAAGTAAACATCTGCGCAAGGGGCGTAACAAAGTATCGGCTGTGCGACGACACTACCGAAAGGGTTCTACGCACAAGACCGTTAACGGGAAGAAGTTCGTGTACGTCGACGGTTTTTGGAAACACGATGACTACCCGAACGCTCCGAAACCGGGATGGTCTTACGAGAGGCTCCTCAAAGAGAGGGAGAAACTCGTAACCGATCTGCAAGACGGTTTGCAGGGACGCGATATTCTGCCTGCACGGAAATACGGTTTGCTTACGCGCAGAATCCGAAAAATAAACCGAATACTCGAATCAAGGAAATAACTATGGAAGCGTTACTGAAATCATTAGTGGGAAGCTCGATAGAGTACCGGGGTTCGGTACGGACTATCGAAGATGCGGCGTTCAAGTCCCGCACACTCCGTACCGAACGCGATCATATCAGGAAGTCTTTGGAGATGGGAAGTTCTCTGCCGGAGGATGTTCGGTTGATTCTATATACGGAACTTCTCGACTATTACCGGAACCAGCCGTACTATTTCGAGGTGCGCAGCAGTATCGTTTTCGGACGTGATCGCGCTAAGGTCATAGACATGCTTTCCCGACCGTCGTCCGAGAGACTCGACGAACTCGAAGTAAGACTTAGCTACGGTAGCAAGTATCCGTATCGTGAAGCCATTGTGTGCGCCTGCGGTTACTTTCTGCGACTGCACGAGAGATACTTAAACGTATTAAAACCGTATTTGACCGCCGGAGAACTTATAACTTGTATCTAAGATGTATAGGGTGAACACGATTTACCCCGCATTCATGGGGGAACAAAACTGTTTCGGGATCGGGCAACGCTGTGTGTTCGTTCGGTTCAGCGGATGCAACATACGGTGCTACGAGAGTACGCTCGGTGTGACGTGCGATACGCCGGAGGCACTGTGTGGTACGTGTGGTACAGATATGACTACGAAGGAGATCATTGAACGCCTCAGGGAGTATAACATACGGACGATATGTCTTACGGGCGGTGAACCACTGCTGCAAAAACCGATAGAGCTTCTGTCGGCTCTGAGCAAGAATGGCTTCGCCGTAGTGGTCGAGACGAACGGTACACTGTCTATCGAACCGTACAGACATGTGGAGAATATAAGTTTCGTGATGGACTATAAAGCACCGAGTGCAGGTGTTAAGAGTTTCTGTCACGAAAATTTTTATTACCTTCGCAAGAGAGACTACATCAAGTTCGTACTGTATGACGATGTGGACTACGAGGATATGAAGATCATCTGCGAACGGATGAAAGGAAAAGTGAATCTTGTTGCCGGCCTGTTTTGGGGAGCGAAAATAGGATATGTAGAACTTGCTAATCGTATTTTGCGCGACAGATTACCTTTGAACCTCAATATGCAGGTTCACAAGATGATGGTACTCTACGACGAGTACCCGGAAGCGGTAAGAACTCTTGCCGTTCCCAAGGAACTGTAAAACCTTAAATTTATCAGACTGATGAAAGAGAACGCTTTGGTTCTGAACGAGGCCGACAAGACGCTTATGTATCTCGTAGGCTGCGATGAAGGCGAGGTAACTAACTTCGCTAACATGATGTCGATTAAGACCCTTCCGGGAAGTACTTATCTCGACAAACTCAACAAGGGATTCTACCAGAAGGTTGCCGTTGAAGGTAAGGCATCCGACTGGGTTCGGCTTGCGGGTTCCAAACCCACGAAGTGCACCGTATTCGCGATGGCGGAAAATACGTCGTACCTCGGGAAACGTGCCGTCGACTTGCAGGATCATATTGAGATCGGGGCTGACGACAAAGTTACCGGCAACCTTAAATACGTTGCCAAGTTCGTGAAGTTCAACGAGACGGTGAAGGCGGAACAGTCGGGACACTACCTGTTTCTGTACATTCCGTTGTCTCAGGTGGCCGACGTGCTGAAAACGCAGTCGGTGAAAGTCCAAGTGGATTCCAAGAGCGAAAAAACGTTCCCGCCCGAAGGGAAAGGACTGCCTCTGATCGTTCGTATTGCCGAAGGAACGAAGTCGATCAAGCTGACAGTCGTAACCGGTTCTGAATCCACGACACGTACTTTGAATGTGTCGGAGTTGAAACTTCTGTAAACTGGTATATCGCGATAATTTATCCTTAGATTTGCAATATTAAGAATCTACATTTATATTTGCAATGACTGGGTAATAGATGTCGAATCTAAAATTTTAAGCTATGGCTGCAATCAAGAATCTGGTTATTCTGAATCCGGCGGACAAAACACGGTTTTACTCCGTGGCTTCCGGTGAAGGAGCACCTGCTGACGTTACCGATGAGCTGATCGTGAACGTTAAGGATTTTCCCATCGGATCGCAATATACCGATGTCAGTGGCAAGAAGTTCTACGTCCGCATGGCGGAGGACAAGGCTGTCGCCGATTGGGTGGCTGTGAACGCTGGCGCATAACAAATCGGGAGGGAGTACGAGAGTGCTCTCTCCCTTTATTCGTTTTAGATGGCCTCTTTTATTCAATTACGTGGTGACACGATAGATCGGTTTCTCAAATTCGATCCGGTTCTGGGTCTCCGGGAACCTGCGCTGGTCTCTGTCGATGCAGAGAATGCGACGTTGTATACTCACATGAAAGTGGGTGATGGCGTGCATAAGTTCTCGGAGTTACCGCTTCTTGACTTAGGAGGGAACATAGTAAGCTACAACGACCTTAACGATCTGCCCTCTATCGGCGGGATTCAGATCAAAGGCGATCTTTCTCTTGAACAGCTCGGAATCGCATCTTCGGATGCCCTTAAAGAGCTTGATAAGCAATTCGTTAAATCGAAGTCCATCAGGGGTGTAGAAGTGCTGTTTGACAGTGAGGCACCCATGCAGAACGATGACGTTATGTACATCGAGGTTGCTCAGACAAATGGCGAATGATCGGAGAATACAACAAATAACGCTCAATGGGAAAACGATACCTCTCGACCGAATCAAGAAGATAACTCTCAACGGGGAGGTTCTTTGGCCAGTAGAGGGTTTCGAACGACACGTCCAAAGGGTTATTTTCAATGGGGAGGTCATTTGGGAACTTATAACGCTTTACCTGAATATTGAGAAGGAAATCGTTTGGCTCACCGAATACAACGACTACGAGGACACGAATAAAGTTATGACGAATACGACATTTGAAGTCGTATAATAATAATAATAAGTAACTGTTATGGCAGACGTAACAAAAGGTCTTATTATAGTAAGTCCCGGTAGCGGGTCGGGTGACACCACCTTACGGGTGAAGGCTAAGACCGCTAATATCGGAAACCGTGTCGCGCAGGATTCTACGTTCACGGTTACGGCTCCGGGTGTTACTCCGAACAAGACTTTTATAGGCCGTCTTAAAGCGGCGGCGGAGTTCGTATCATTCGATAATGGTGCGTCGATGTCGGTTGACAAGGTCGGTGGAACTGTGACTATCACCGGTCTGTCCAACTCAACGAAGCTCACCTTCTCGAAGGGGTCGGGGAGCATCATTGCAGCCGACATTTCTACTATAAAGTATCAGGCCAATGGTGCCGAGGCTACGTCCGGTACGGCTATTCCCGGAGACCCGGGCGCCAGTGCTAAGTACGTGTTTACGCTTACTCTCAATGCCTCTGAGAATACTACTATCGAGGAACGTACTCAGCAGATAACCGTCACTGCTGCGGGTTCGCAATCGGCTACCATTACGCTTAATCAGACTGCGGGAGAACCGTATCTGGAACTCAGTGCGGAGGTTGTCGAAGTCGAGCAGGATGGTTCGGAAGAGACTCTGCAAGTCACTACGAACACCACGTTCACTGTTTCGTAATCGATCGAAGAATCGTTCACACAATCCATACGGGGGTGATTCCCCGTATGGGTACTATTTGGGGATATGGCTTCACAGACGTTTTCTAAAAACTGGGGTGACGGAACCACGGATAAGTTCTACGTGACGTGGGACGATTCGACGCTTCCGGGGAGGACTTCGGTCAAGGTTACGTCCGATCCCAACTACACAGGGGAACAACGAAGTGCGCAGGCTATATTCTCCACTGTCGGTGGTAGCCCTAAGGTTACAAAAACATTGACAGTCATTCAAAAAACGGATAACCTCGTCATTGCGTACTACGGAGATACGGTTGTTTCTACGTTCTCCGATACGAAGGCGGGTTTTCCTAAATCGTAAGACGTATGCCGCAATTCAGGGACATAAACGTATTCATAGAGAAGTCTTCTTTGGATGGTTCCGAGGAGGTTCAGGTATCCGGTACCCAGAAGGCTAAACTGGTGAAACTCCTCGAACAGCTGGGGGAGAACCTTCAAATGTCTGTGCCTGACAAGGATCGTCAGACGTTCCCCGCACTGGGTACCACGGGTAAAGTTCAAGCGTGGCTCAGCGCTCTTGCGTATGCGTGCGGTATCAGAGAAATTTCTGATTCGGAACAGGATACGTTCCGCTTTCTGCATGGTGACAACGGGGATGCCTCGGTGTTCGGTGTTGTATTCTGGGACAGAGTGAATGCGGTAAAGGTCGCCGTGTTGTTCGCGGACTACGGTATCGGTGCCGATTCTGGGAATACGTTCCCGTTCGCTATCTACGAAGGAGGACAGGAAGCGTCTGCGATTCAGGCTGATATTACGGATGGCGCATTCATTACGGAGATAACCGAATCCGGTAAATGGACGCGAATGTTCAAAGTAAACTCCGAAGGAGGTGGTTCCACTGCCGAACAGATAGTGGCCGGAAGCTCTGGAAGTCCCCTCGATGCCCCTGCGTCATACGTGGGTTGGAATCCTACGAGTATGAGCGTCGAACAGGCGTTGGTCGCCCTTGCTTATGCTGCGGGTATACGCAACCCCAATGAGGGTACTCTATCGGCGCCTTTCCGTATCATTACGCAGACGTCTTTCGGTTCCGGTCTTACCATTTGCAGCTATATGCCCGCAGATGACGAATCGCTTAAATGGGAACTCGGGTACGGTAACATACGACTCAGCTATGCCTCTGGAAATCTGCTTACGGGTACTCCTACGGATGATGCGCTCCTTAATAACTCTTCGTGGGAAACATATCCGATACGAATAGACAATTTTGAGGGTGCAGGGCCTATCGATGCGGTTATGACATCTGCGGCCATTACGGTTAAAGCAGGTGACAATATAAATGCCTCGGCTACAACGCTGGCGGTTACTGTCGGAGGCTCCCCTTCGTTTAATACAGTGAATAAGTACCTGAGAGACGCCGTTATATCGGTTGCCTATAACGCAGCGGTGACATTCTCTGCGCAGAACTCTACGGTAGTTGTCAGAAAGTCCGCCGATATAGATACCGTCACTGCTTCTTCGGGTAAGAAAGTATACACAATACATTGGTCGCCTTTGGCCGTACAGAACGGTATCGTTTCCCGTTGGGAAGCCTACGTGAACGTAGCCGTTTACGTGTGATCGGCCGACCAGTAAAAAAAAAAACAATGCCAAAGTTTGTAGACATTAATTCTCTCACTGAGAAGGTAAACCCTGACGGTAACGAACAGATTCAGGTATCTAACACACAGAAATTTGTGTGGAAGAATGTCCTTATGAATTCAGGAGGATTCATAGGGGCTATTCTGTCGTATGCTACCCAGTATGCGATGGGCAACACTACCGACAGACAAACCATCATTTCAATGCTGGGGCAGCTGTTCTACAATACCGGTTCCAGAGCCGATAGCTTTTTTCGGTTCGTCTGCGGGTCGGTAACTGTCCCGGGTGGTACGCCTAAACAGGAATATTTCGGGGTCGTCTTTTATGATGCCTATTACACGCGGACGTACGCTGTGTTCTTTGGTTTTGAGAATGGTGCTGTTCCAGTCACTTTTTTCCAGAGATCGGGAAATTACGTGACCGATTCTCCCGTAGACGATAACTTCGTTGTGAACATAATAAACGGTACGGCGTGGACTAAACTCGGCACCCTTGATTTTACGGCTCTCCTTAAACAGACTTATGGAACCAATACGCAGTTTTTAGCTCCGGTACAAGGGAGCGAGGTATTGCTGACTACGACCATAGAGCGGATTTTGTATGCACTGGGTTTCCGCGGGGCGAACACCAATTTCCGTTTCTTGACGGGAGTAAACAATACGTCTGAAACATACTGGGGAGTCGCTTTTTACAATTCTGGACAGAGTAAGACGTTTACGGTGTTGTTCGGTATCGGAGGGAGTTCTATTCCAGTCGGTATGTACCAAAAAGCCGGTAATGTGACTACACAAAAATCAGTGGACAGTGAGTTCATTCAGGATGTGCTGTCGACGTGGACTAAATCGTGGTCACTGAACAGTCCGGGAACAATTTATACGTCAGACGTAGTAGCGGCTACCTCGGATAAACCGATAACGCTTCCGGGTCAATTCGAGTTTCCGAGTTTGACCAACTTGAAGACGGATGCCTTCGTAAAGCAGATGCTCTATAACTCAGGGTACCATAGTGCGAATCAATGTTTCCGACAATTGATGGCTTCCTATGTTATCGGAGGTACCGGTACGCAGGTTCAGTGTTACTACGGAGTCACGTGGTACAACAGTTACTACGGGAGAACGTACACGATGCTGGTGAATGTGGAGTTAGCCAACGAGGAGTACATTACGCTGTACCAGAAGCAGGGACGCCACATTGAGAATAATCCTTCGGATGCTACTTACATAAACGATGTACTGACAGGAAGTTGGCTTAAAGTTGCCGGTATAGGTACCGGAGGTTCCGCCCCGATTGAATCTCTGGCGGCTAAGAAGGTTCTGGTAGCTGCCCCCACGTTATTCGATGAGACCTCGGCGAGTACGTGGGAACCCAGTTCTGCGAATAACTTGCAAGAACTCCTCAACGGACTTCTTTACAGAACCGGTTTGCGTAGTACCTCGGATGGACTGAACTTAGGGTTTCGCACGGTGTGCGCCGACGGTAAGATAGCAATCATAGCTAACGATTCAACGTCTTCGGAGTATTCAATATTCTTGTTCAGCGGAGGCTCCGTTATTCGCACTTACCTGATCGATCAGAGTTACGTGATGGATTGGGTATGTGATTACTCGTCCGACCACGATATAATAGACAGCATAGAAAGTAACGGTGTCGAAACCGGTATGCTTGATATGCTAAGTATACCGGACTTTGCTACGAAGTCATACGTGAAGCCGAATGACGGTATACTGACTACGTTTCCTTCTGGTGCGAGACTTATTATTCCGGGTGAGAATCTAACTACCAACGTAACATCTGGAACACTGACAGTTAAGGTTCCCGACTCGCTTACCGCTGCTGTGAAGAGCGGCCCGTTCAGGGATGCCATTATAGATGTACCCTACTCTGTAAACGTCGTGTTTCAGAAGCAGGACGGTATCGTATACAAAGCCGACGACGTAGATGGATTTACTGCTACATCTGGTAGAAAAGTGTATACGATACATTTTGTCCCTACGGCAACCTCCATGACCAGCATAACGTTCAGAGCTTTCGTTAACGTGGCAAATTATAAGTAAAATGCTTACTACGGCTTTCTTCTCTCAGAATAAACGGGTGTCTACACCCGCGACTAAGAATATTACCTATCGGTTCGAGAATGCTTCTGGAATGAACATTACGATCATCCAGAGTAACCCCGAGAACCCGATAACTTCGCGACAGGTAGCGGTGTCGTCTGGCTGGACTTCGCACGAAATGTCCTCGCGATTGTCTGCTGAGGGAAACATATCGCTGTTGTTGTCGGTTCAGTCAGAGTGCAATTGGATGCTCCGCATACGAGTGTACCTACAAAAATCTGGCAGCTCTACGAAGACATTCCTCGGTGGACTGAATGTCGATAAAAGTCACTATGGGGAGAGCACTCTTACAGGTACTACGATGGTAAACTTCGGGGATACGATCATCTACGAGATTACCCAGAATGTAGGCGTTATGACATCCTCTGCGGTGTCTGGAAAGTTCCCGGAAGGCGATGTGAGTAATCCGTGGGCTATTGGTATAGAGAACTTGTACAACACTAACTACGTGGGCGCCACTCTGTCGTATAGACAGCCCTATGTGTATTCGCTGAACTTGTCGGGAAAGAATACTACGAGTATCACGTTGGAGAACTGTAATGCGTTAATCGACATATACCAGAACTACAAGGGAAGAGTGGCTTCGGTTAACTGTATGCACTCCGTCGCAAAGAATATCGGTTCCTACATCTTGAATGTGGGATCATACAGCACTTCGTTCTCACTGTTTATGCAACACGTCACGGAGGCGAGTGTAACGCCTCCTACACCTTCGAAGGAGCCTATATCGTTCACGGTAGGTGTTATGGCTCACCCCGGAATGACTGAGGTTACTATAAGTATCTGGAACAAGGCTAAGACGAAACGTCTCGCAGTAGCTTCATTCGAAAGTTCCGATCTTGAAACGGGGGCTTCGCAGTTGCTCAGCAATATTCCTAACGAAGATAAAGGTTTTTACTTTTTGGATATTACCGGAAGCATCGTGCGTAGTGAGGAATTCTTATTCTACAACGGAGGCACCTTCTTGTTCTAACTCTGAGGAGGCGAAAGCCCTCAACATATCGTTCCGTTTTCGAAGGGTGCCTCCGAGAAAGAGGCACCCATTTTCATTCCGGCCGTTTGGAAATTAAATCGCTTTTGTCTATATTTGTTCAACACCAATACGAAACAGCCTATGGACGACAAGACCAGATTCGGTATCTTATCCAAGTACGGACGGATGCCTTCGACCGAAAATTCTGCAAAGCAGAAACCTGTGGGGTATCGATTAGTTGCTGTTACCGGTACCCGTGAGGAAGTAGTACAGTCGGCTTTGCCGCATCAATACGGATTACTGGTGTATAAGAAGAAAGAGCTTATGCGGCAGTCTTGCTACGCCAGTGGTCAGGTACGTCTGAAAATAACACCATACTACAATTGAATACGTGTACGAACGCCCCCGATTATGCCAGCGGGGAGGACATAAAGCAGGTGCTCAAATCCGAGTACCGGTATTTCGGGACGATCGATGATGTCATGGAGTACATTGCCGAGCGAAAGGAGTTCGAGCGAAAATTGATGAAGAAGTCCTATCGGTTTCCCCACTTACACGGGATCATCTCCGATGACTATTTCAACGAGGACAAATAATCCGGGGGTGAGGAAGAAAACGAACCGATTTAACATTCTCTGCAAGACCCCCAAGCGGCTATTGGATGTTCCGCAATCGTCCGATACCCTCGGATTTTTCAACGAAATTTTCTATCTTTGACACATGGATATACGAATCAGGGAGGGGTTGTACCTCCGAAATATAGAAACTGAGACGGAAACTACTATTCGTCCCGCGACGATCGGAGTAGAGACGAAAGGAATCGTTTGGTTTCACGACGTGTCCAAGACGGTCAAAGTCGGATTCAGTAAAGACTACTGTAAGGAGGATAAAATGCTGTTTTCGGTTATTCCTACGATAGAGGACAGGGAAGTGTCCGTTAAGCAGGTATCCATGATCCTTAGAAAATCTCTGCAAGGAAAAGGCGTCGACGTCGATTCTATTGTAGAACAAATATACTCATTATGAATCTTAGAGAGAAGGTCAATGCGTGGATCGAATCTTTGAAAGGGTTCGACTTGCTGAAAGGAAACCGCTGGGAGGGCATGCTCGCTACGTTCGCTATATCGTTCATTTGGGGCGTATGCTCAGGTATATCGTTTTGTGTGGGATACCAATTCAGGAATTACCTTCTGTGTAAACAGGTAAACTGGTACGACCTATACGCACAGGCGATAGGATGTGCCGCAGCATTCGTTCTGGTAAACGGAATCCTTCTCGCAGTTAAGATATTGGTCTGACCGGAGATAACAGGTGCATTTGAGTTACAGCGTTTTTCATTCATGGGAATTTTTCGAGGGTGCCGCCTATTGTGAAATCCGCGGTATCCGAATCTCCGGTCTTTATTGAGCTATGGTGTAATGGTAACACGTCAGATTTTGGTTCTTGCGTTCGAGGTTTGAATCCTTCCCGAGGGACAAAGTATTTAGTTAACAGTTGCAGATATACCGTTAGGGGGAGCTTACTGTTCATGTGTAAAGACGTCTGCTGTAAGCATGACTAAATACTTATTTGGGCATTTAGCTCAGTTGGTAGAGCACTTGATTTGTAATCAGGTGGTCGTGGGTTCGAGTCCCGATAGCTTGACTATTTTCAAGAGCCACTGTATTCACTAAACAGACATATTATGGACAAATCGTATGCTACACCCGAACTCGCCAAGATGGCTATGTATTGGGGTTTTGACAGACCGTGTTCCGCAGGGGTAACTGTAAAAGCTCCTGTTTTGTATGCTGAGAGAGAAACTTTTGACAGTGTTCCAGACGGGATTATTCCGATTCCTACATTGGAACAAATTCAACGTTGGCTTCGGGAGGAAAAGAAGGTGAACGTGTACTGCGCACCTATATTCGCTGACCCTGAATGGCTGTGGATGGCCTGTATAGATGACGAGGCCGTCACCGATTCTGAACCCTTTATTCGGAACGATCGTGAAGTTCTCAAAGTTCCTGCTTGCGTGCATACGCAATTGTTTAAAGATTATTACGATGCACTGACCCACGGCATAGCTTCCCAATTCGGTATTTGGCGTTATCAGAAACGGTAGCCATGCGTATCGCAGTCATAACGGCAGCCGGTCAAGGTACACGTGTGGGACACCTTCTGCCGAAACAGTTCATCAAAGTAGGCGGCAGTACCGTCGCGGAGTACTCCATAAAGAAGTTTCTCGAAATCGGGTATGACCGTGTAATAGTAGCGCTTCCGGCTAAGGGGTTTGCCACGTATCGTGACATGCTTACGGATGATCCGAGAGTAGACTATATACCGGGAGGTCTTACGGCGAATGAATCCCGTTACATCGGGGTATCTCACGCTGCGGGGTATATTCGCGGTGAAAACGCATTTGCGGTCGTCGCTGTGCACGATGGTGTACGCCCTTTGTTCTCCCCGGTTATTGCGATTAAATGCACGAGAATGTGCGAAAACGACACTAACCGCGCCGCGGTGGTTCCGTACATTGAAACGGTTGAAACGATACGAAGACCCGATGGTCTGTATATACGACCGGTATACGAACGGGAGGTTCTGTGGAGACTGCAAACTCCGATGGTGTTCGATCTTTCGAGATTGAACGAGGCATACGAGAGAGTAGTTCGTAATGGAACCTTCGAGGACTACCTGACCGCTTCGGATGTATACGAGGCGATGTATCACGATACACGTTTCGTAGAGTCTACGGCACGGAATTTCAAAATAACCACGGCGGACGATCTGTCTATGGCCCTAACATTGCTTACGAATTAGTAATATGGAGAAGCTAACGTTCCCCGCGAATTACTTCGAGGGAGAGATACGACACGGTTTTTTCGTATCGGAGAACCGAAAAAAATTGTGGGCTACGGAACTTGAACTGCTGCACAATCTCGCACGGATATGCAAGAAGCATGCTATACGGTGGTTTCTGGATGGCGGCAGTTTGCTCGGTGCTGTAAGGCATGCCGGTTTTATTCCGTGGGACGACGATATAGACGTAGTCATGTTCAGAGAGGACTACGACGAGTTTATAAAGGTGTGTCTGTCGGAACTTCCAGAACCGCTATTCCTGCAAACGAACGAGACGGATCGGTCGATCTATTGCCACGCGAAACTCAGGAAGACCGATACTACGTGCATTCTGCGTGGTGACGCAGAGGCGCATTTCCCGTTCAATCAGGGTATCTTCATCGATATTTTCCCGCTGGACAACGTACCGGAGGATGCTAAGGAACAGGATCGGTTTCTGTACCAGCTATCTCTTATCCAGATAGAGATGAAGATGCTCATGAACCGCTGGTGGAAGTTCTCTCGGGATGACTATCAAGAGCGCGGTCGTATAGACTACCTTAAACAGAAGTACGAGACGCTCCGAAAAACGTACAAATACGAGAGAACATCGGTTGCGGCTACCCTCGCATTTCCCGGGAACAAGAACAGTGTGAAACGAAAGGAGCATTATGAAATGGTGGAGTATCTTCCGTTCGAGAACATGCTGTGTCCGGTTCCGGGGTTGTATCAGAAAGCGCTCCGTCTTATCTACGGAGACGATTTCATGACACCTATAATGGGTGCAAGTCAACACGGGGAGCTGCTGGTGAATTTCTCGGAATCCTATAAGACTAACCCTAAAACATACGATAGACTGTAATGGGAAAAGTTTGCCTTGCGTGGGCTGAGAACGTACTGTTCGCCGATCTGGGACAGCTGCGGTGCGAAATTATGGATTCCTACCAAATAACGAGCGCGTATGATATGCGCCGTATCATAGAGGCGCTTCGAGAGAGTTCTTTACCATTCAATGCGGTATGGACACGAACGGATAAGTCACTGGTACGCGAGTGGAGGGCCAAGAACTTTCTGTACTCGTTCGGACTGTTCCGATCGAAAACGCGGTCGATTACATTCCGTGAGAAGCGAAGCTGGTACTGGATCATTTGCGATTCTGTGTTATCGTCGCTATATTTGCATGTGTAGCTGCACATACAAAAACTTCTGCCGGTTCTCGTCCGCACAACAGAATCGGGGTCTTCATGTCATCGGGTGTTACGGGTTTATACGGTGCGGCTAAGTTCCCGTATTTTTAACCGACCCCGTTATGAAGAACGAAATTCTGGAAAAATTCCGAAGGCGCTTCCCCAATGAAAGAGCCTGCCGAAAGTATCTTATCGACGAAGTGTGGAAGGGGAAGGTGAAGTGCCCCTACTGCGGGAATGACCGAAAAGTCTATCGGTATACGAACGGGCAGTTCCGATGCGCTGAATGCCGAAAACTGTTCAGGATATTGACCGGGACAGTCTATTCCGGTATACGTCTGCCGCTGCGGAAGATATTCATGGCGATGTATGTGTTGTCCGTCAAGACGGATATGTCCGCACGTGCACTGGCAGCCATGATCGAAGTAAATAGAAGAAGCGCCGGTAAACTGCGCCGAAAATTCAATGAACTATACAACCATGAAGGAAGTAACGAAGGATGAATTCTTTGGGATCATCAATGAGGGCAAACTCGACGTACTGGTACGCCCCGAGACGAAGGAACCGGGACACTGGTACCCACACACTACGGAATTCAAATTCCGGGACGGTACCGTGTTCGGTAAAGTAGTTGAAGACTTTCACGACGGGGAGCATTATCCCGTGGTCGAGAAATACTACATCTCGGCCCCTTGCTTTGTGCGTACCACGGATATTGAGGAACGCACGAAGCTTGTTTCATGGCTCGAAAGTATCGGGTACACCTACTGCGTCGGATGCTTTAATGCGCGAAGCGCTATTAGTAGCCCGCTTATACCGTACATAATGGTGTCTACACGTGCCGAAACCGATTTTGTGGAGTGTCTGTTATATCGTCCTGACAACGGTATCGACTGCGGATGCAACGTTGGTTTATTCAAGACACTCGCTGCGATAGGACACTCCGATACGCAGCATACAAAGTGATGGAGGAGGAATTGACCCCTGCTTTCACGGTCGAGGATTTGCTGTGTGTGCTCCCTAAGATACTCTACGATAATCATGGACATGGGCTACCCATCAACATGACCACATCCACGGGTTCCAATTGGTGTTTGTATTGGGGGAACCCCCATACAGGCATAGGATGGAGAGACTCTAACTCTCTCGTAGACTTACTGACCGAGGCTATTGAATGGGTGGTAACGAAAGGTTACAAACTAAACGTATAGAATTTATGACACTGAATGAGTATCAGAAACTCGCTATGACGACCTGCATGGAGAGTTGCAAGAATGACACCTACATGCTGTTCGGTCTTATGGCAGAAGTAGGGGAGGTCGCCGACAAAATCGCGAAGTGGAAACGGAAAGAAATCATCCGTATCGATGGGAGCAAGTTGGTATTTGTACAGGATGACCCTGAGGTTGTAGAAACGTGCCGGAAAGAGTTACTCGCTGAACTTGGCGATTGCCTCTGGTTTATAGCTGGTATCGCCTCGGTAATGGGGGTACACTTGGAAGACATAGGTCAACAAAATTACGACAAGTTGTCCAGTCGACAGGAACGCGGTGTCATCGACGGTAACGGGGATAACCGGTAAAAACAAATGCAGGTATGAAAGACATTAAATTCAGAGGCAAGCGATTCGACAATGGGGAGTTGGTTATCGGAGACCTGATCGAAAATCAAGGTCGGAGCTTCATTTACCACGCAACGAGTGAGAGCACGATTGAGGATAACGCTGACGGGCGTATCGTTATCGCTGCGGTAGAAGTCGATCCCGCTACCGTAGAGCAATACATAGGGCCGAAAAACAAGATCGACATAGAGATAACTTCTGACGGTTGGAAGATCGACGTAACGGTAGACGGTAAAACGTATACGGAGCACCACGAGATGTCTGACGAGGGTTGCTTCGCTAAATGCGTGGAGGGAAACTTGGAGACTGCCGGTATCCCCGACCCCATCGTGTATGCTCTGGATGGCTTTTTCTGTTTCGACTGCGTGCGGGCACTCCGTGAGTGCGAGTAACAAACAATCGCACGAAACACTGTGGGTGTAGGAACTTCGAAAAAATTGCGTATATTTGGACAACCAATGATCGTACTATGGCACTTGATCCGAACAAAACCGACGCAATTTTAGGAGAAGCTATCAAGGAACTTCTTACTGACGCAGGTGTTGAAACCCCGATACTGGGTTCTGCGTTATCCGACCAGAACAAGATAGACAGCATTCGTGACGACTTCGCGCATATCATGCGGACGTTGGGTCTCGATATGACCGACGATTCCCTGAAAGATACTCCCGGACGTATCGCTAAGATGTTCGTCCGGGAAATCTTCTGGGGTCTCGATTATCGGAATTTCCCCAAATGCACGACAATTGAGAATAAGATGACCTACGATTCCATGATCGTCGAGCGGAATATCAAAGTTACATCCAATTGCGAACACCATTTCGTCCCGATCATAGGGTCGGCTACGGTAGCATATATACCGAATGACCGGATTCTCGGTTTGTCGAAACTGAACAGAGTGGTCGAGTTCTTTGCACGCCGCCCGCAGGTTCAGGAGCGTCTCACGGAGCAAATCCACATGGCGCTGACGCATATTCTCAATACGGAGAGTGTCGCGGTGGTGATTAAGGCTGAGCATCTGTGCGTAAAATCCCGAGGTGTTGAGGACGTAAACTGCGATACGGTTACGTCTAAACTGGGAGGTGCCTTTATGCAGGGTACCACCCGCTCGGAGTTCATGAATATGCTCTGGTAACATGAAGACGGAAAACATATTCGGTGTAGAGGTATCCGAGGATGTGTTTACCACGGAATTTTCCTGCGACTACGATGTGTGCAAGGGCGCGTGCTGTTATTCGCCGCTTCCGTCCGGTTCGAAGGTTCACGCCGTAGGCGGTGGTCTGACGAAAGACGAGTATGCGGAGGTGCTCGACCGAAAGAAAGATATTGCGCAATACGTTGCACCGGAGATGGCCAAAAAGTTTCATCGCTGCCCTACGTGTCAGTGGAATACTGAGGAAGGTGTCACTGAATATGCGATGGAGACGTACAAAGGGGTGGTGTGCCTGCTGTCCCGTATGGACAGGGGATGCTGTGCAATAGAGGCCATGCACGAGGACGGTAAGGGATTGTCCTTCTCGATTCCGGTAAATTGTTCGCTTTACCCGCTCGTGTATGACCCCGGAAAGAAACGGCTGTACATGTCCCATCTGTGGGATGAACAGTGCGGGGCAGCATACGAAAAGGGTCGCAGAGAACATGTAAGGGCGTATGAATTCGTGAAGGATTCCATCCTCAGACTGTTCGGTGAACCTTTCTACGAGGAACTGTGTAAACGCGCAAAAGAGTACGAGAGATGATTACGCAATGTATTTCCATAGCGGACGTGACTATCTGGCTGACGTGTGCGGTGGTGCTCGCAACGGAGGTGGTCGTCGTATGGCTGAATAGGAGGTATTCGAAACTTCGTAAAACGAAGGACAGCGAGTACTTCACCGACTACACGCACGGAAAGCTGACGATGCGGGTATTCAAAAATGAATTCGAATTTCAGGCGAAAAAGGACATTCCCTCCGGTAAGATAGTAGACGGGGGTGTCCTTTCCGCCTTTTACATGTGGGTTTTATTCGAGGAGTAACTATGGCTATTATCAATGAAGGGACGATCGCCAAACTGAGACGTTTGGCTGCGTCATGGCAGGTGTTCAACATCAAGATGCACCAGTATCACTACAATGTAGTGGGTGAGACGTTCGACGAACTGCACAAACTTTTCAAGGAGCTTTACGAGGAGGCGGACGCACACTACGATGCCGTATCCGAACGTATGCGGCAGATCAGTGAACGTGTCGTATTTTCGTGCGCCGAACTTGCCGAACAAAGTGCGGTAAACGACGAAAACAACGCGAATACGCCGCAGGAAATGCTGCGTGGTACGATCGACGCCTTCGCTGCGTTGTCGTCGCTGCAAACGGAGATTTGGTTTGAGAGCGACGATCAAAAGGACATCGTGACGAACGACCTTATGGTGCAGCTCAACAAGGCGGTCGAATTCAAGAACTGGATGGTGTCCGCCCAGTTGGGACGTGAAGTCGAACCCGTAAAGTAATCGATCATGAGCAAGAAAGTATTGATCTGGGTAGGGGTCGTTATCCTTGCCCTCGTCATTGCGGTAGTGGTGTGGAATATCCTGCCCACGCAATTCCGCATTGTGTCCACGATCTCGTGGGTTATCGGTGCCGCCGTAGGTGCCTTTGGTATGTACAAGGGCTACAAGTGGTGGCTTGCGAACGTGAAGAACGATGGGACGGTATCGTAACAAACAGGTACTCGTAGAGGCCGTACAATACGACGGCTATCATACGGGGGAACTGCACGAGTTGTGCGGTGACAAATTTATGGAACCCGTAGAGAGCGGGCACGCACCTTTCGTCCGTACCATAGAAGGGGACGTGACCGTTTATGAATGGGACTACGTGGTGAAGTATGCCAACGGAGACCTCTGTGTCATGAGGGCTGACGAATTCGAGAAAACTTTTTCGGAGGTGGGCTTCGAAGTGGGTCTCGACTTCTCGGAGGCTTTGCGAATACTCAAAGACGGAGGTTGTATCGGTAGAGGGTGCTGGTTCGATCCCGATTTATTCGTGTTCAAACAGGTTCCGGCGGAAATACCCCCCGAGATCGTGCAGAAGATGCAGTCACTTCCTGAGAGAGCCAAAGAGGCAGTTGCCCAGTACGAGATGCCTCTGCGGTATGTGGATCAGTGCTGTATCTGTAACCGAAAAACGGGTAAAGTAACTTCTTGGGTTCCCTCGTGCGAAGACATCTTCGCGGAGGATTGGTATCGTGTGAGATGAAAACATTGAAAGCGATAGCGTATGCTCTGTTATACGTCTGGCAGTTACCCCAAAACCTCGTGGGATTATTCCTGCTCCTATACTACCGTAAAGAGTGCAAGGTACACGAGGAAGACGGAACCGTGTTCTATATCGTACCGTCTGTGCGAGGAGGCTTTTCTATGGGAAGATACATATTCCTGTCGAAGCGCTCCTTGTTACGAGAACCGGTGTATGACCATGAATACGGACACACACGACAGTCAAGATATTTGGGGCCGCTCTACCTCTTGGTAATAGGTCTGTGCAGTGGTATTCATTGCATGCTGTACGACGGAAAGGGCGGTTACTACGATTTCTGGACTGAACGGTGGGCGAACAAACTCGGTGGAATACCGGGATACGCCGGTGAAGGGAAATTCCACGAGGAAGGTTACATACATACGGTCTACGAAAAACTGGTCGCTATGGTCGACCGATTCAAGTAACCGACCGCATTAGTCTTATGAGAGGCGTCCGATCATGGAGCGCCTCTTTTATTTTTAGGTGGTTGCAGAAGTGACTTGCATTTCGTGTATTTGTTGCAAACCCGTGAAAAATGACAATTGAGAACATTAACTGCCGCGAAGAACTCGAACACGTTATCGAGTACGCGGTAAACAAGGCGAAGTGCGAGCATCTGCAACATCGTGCCGTAGGGTACGCTGTAAACTCTGTGGAATTCTACAAGTATGTGGGTTATCCGTGTCACGTGAATATCGTTTTGGGGAGAGCCGTTTACATCGTGGAAGGTGCGTACTGTACGACGTATTTCGGGAAGAACGTATTCCCGTATGCTGAATTCGCGGAATTGCTGCTATGAGTGATCCACTGAACGAGCTTCTTATCATAGGGCCGCTGATTGCGAAGATACAAGTGGCCAATATATTGGATTGGGTGTCTCCGTTGTTCTCCAATGTAATATACAGAGACGGGGAACGCGACGATCTGTTCATATCCACGTATGCGTACAGAAGTTTGGATAGACTTCTCTCGGTGGACTTCCCGAAGGATACTTCGTATTTCGTTATCGCGGAACGCGGGACGCTTATCGGTGGTATTCTGTGGGAGGGAACCCGATTCGACGGTAGAAAGCTGATAAGTTATGACGATTGGTTAGACGTGCTTAGATGCAGGAGTGTACTCAGTATAGAGGAGTTCACCAGTCATAAAGTCACGATGAGAAACATTCTCGAATGAAACGAGCGCTGTGTTTCGTCGTACTGATCAATAAGGAGGCGAAGACGGTTTTAGACTGGTTGCTATCCGATAAGTTTATACGGGGTTTCTACATGTACGATCTGCGTAGCGTAGGAACTTATGCAGGCAGCATCGATAAAATGGAATCCTCCGTGTACACGATAGTCGTACATAACGGGGAGGCAGAAGTGTTCGGCGATATAAGTTCGGCTGTGATTAAGTATAAGGACGACAATCTGGTGTTCCTGACGTATGCCGAGTGGGAGGAACTTTTCGACGGTACGAACCCGAAAGCGGTGCTTAAATAGACGGAGCATTACCATGATAACGAGCAGAAAGAACTACCTATGTATAGGCCCTCTGACGGCTACGGTACATGTGGCTGACATATTCAAGTGGGCTACCGATAGGTTTACTAAGGTAACATACCAGAGTATACACGACGAATGCCGTTACATAGATACTCGTGTGTTTACGTTAGAGGAACTCCTCAAAGAGGACATACCGAAAAGCACTGCGTGGTTCGCTCTGCGCATACGTGAAGGCGCCATGTATGCGGTACTTACAGAGATACGAGTTACAGAAGGTACGATTATCAGCTACTACGAATGGGAAGACCTTCTGAAAGAGATTCGATTGTCCGAGATTCCTGGGGTACGAAAACATCCCGTAGTGGAATGTATGACGTGGTGATGCGAAGGCTATTTGCAACGTGTAACCGGTCGAAATAAGCACTTAAATATATGTAAGTACCAAAATGTATTTTTCGCGCGTAAAATCGCGGCTGTATTACGGCTACGAACGTGCGCAACCGTCCGAAATAACACGAAGGGACTATGCGACAGACGGTTGAGACGCAGTACACGTGAAAGAGTGCCTGTGCAAGTGCCGGAAGAAGGGGTGAAAATGCGGTTCCGTGTGATACGGGCGGAAAGTGCGTGTACGAACGGATGCGCGGAATGGTGGATACACTATAAGTATACACTATAATATACAAATACGCATAACTACACACACACAACTACACGTGCACGCAGATGCGCGGAATGATATTTGTGTATCGTATAACATAGTAGTATAATATAAGTACATAATAGTATTATGTAATGAGTGTACAGAGGTGGCTTACCTCGTCGAGGTATCTGCAAGTGCTTCTCTGGGTAACGTAGTACCCGTGCAGGTGTATGTACGCATTGATGCGTCGGTATACGACGTGAGTAAGATGTATGTAAGTAATCGTTCGGGTGTAATGTATGCGTAATCGGTGTGTGTGTAGGCAGTCACTTGGGTAAAGCCAACCGTGTGTAAGTAATCGTTCGGGTAAAGCCAACTGTGTGTAAGCAATCGTTCGGGTGTAATGTATGCGTAATCGGT